AAGCATTGTGGATGCCGTAAAAAAGACGGAAAAGGCCAAAGCCACCGTAAAGGCTGTAAACACTGCTATGAAAGTAATAGCGGTTCCCGAGGAATTGCTGGTAGAGAATTTTCCCGACGCAAAGGCTTTTCTGAGCGCCTGTATGAATTGCGCACTGCTCGACATTGACACCCGCAAAGATGCGGCCAAAGCGTTGATGCCGTACCAGTTTGGGAAGAAGGCCGACGCCAAACTGGAGGCTCCAAAACGTGAGGCCGCGCCAAAATTTGCCGCCGCCCAGCCCCCAAAATTAGTGGCGCGCAATGGTTAACTGGACGACCGCGTGCCCCGATTGGGGCGACCGAATTAAAACCGGTCGCTCCATAATTCCGCCGCCTATATTTCCCGAGCAGGCCGAGCAGGCGCTGGCCATATTTAAAGAATTAAAGATTGTGGATGCCCCCGGGTCGCCCACATTTGGCGAATCGTGCGCGCAATGGGTATTCGACCTGGTGGCCAGTATTTTTGGTGCCTACGATGCCACCAGCGGGCGCCGGTTAATACAAGAATGGTTTGTGTTGATCCCAAAAAAGAACAGCAAAAGTACCCTCGCCGCGGGGATCATGATGACGGCGATGATCTTGAACTGGCGGCAAAGCGCAGGGTTCACAGTCTTGGCGCCCACGGTGGAGGTCGCCGGTAACGCATTTAGCCCCGCCCGCGACATGGTGCGCAAGGACGACGAGTTAGACGCCTTGATGCATGTCCAAGGCCACATCAAGACCATCACCAACCGCGACACCAACGCCACGCTAAAAGTGCTGGCTGCCGATCAAAATACTGTGGGCGGCATTAAGTCGGTCGGCACGCTCATTGATGAATTGCACTTATTCGGCAAACAAATCGGTGCCAGCGCCATGTTTGTGGAGGCCATCGGCGGGTTGGCCAGCCGACCCGAGGGTTTCGTGATTTATCTCACGACGCAAAGTGACGAGCCACCAGCGGGAGTATTTAAAGAAAAGTTGGATTACGCCCGCGACGTGCGCGATGGCATTATTCACGACCCACATTTTGTGCCGGTCATCTTTGAACACCCGACCGATATTGTCGAAAAAGGCGGCCATTTATTGCTGGAAAACCTGGCAATGGTCAACCCAAATATCGGATTTTCTGTCGATAACGTGTTTTTAGAGCGGGAATTTAAGAAAGCTCGGGACACCAACGAGGCCGCGTTCCGGGGGTTCCTTGCCAAGCACGGCAATGTGGAAATCGGCCTCAATCTGCGCTCCGACCGCTGGGCGGGCGCCGACTACTGGGAGCGCCAGGGCCGCCCACACGTCACGTTTGACTACCTGATGGCGCACAGTGACATTGTTGACGTTGGCATCGACGGTGGCGGCCTGGACGACCTGCTGGGCCTGGCACTGGTAGGCAGGGAGCCCACCACCGGCCGGTGGCTGCACTGGGGGCACGCATGGGCACACCCTAGCGTATTGGAGCGCCGCAAGAGCGAGGCGGCCCGCTTCAAGGACTTCGCCAACGACGGCGACCTGACCCTGGTAGCGCACGTTGGCGACGACGTGGTGGGGCTGGTGGCCGTCATCAAGCGGGTCTATGAGGCGGGCCTGCTGGACAAGATAGGCGTCGACCAGCACGGCATCGGGTCGATCATTGACGCGCTGGTGGTCGAGGGCATCCCCGAGGATCTACTGGTCGGTATCAGCCAGGGCTGGAAGCTGCAGGGCGCCATCAAGACGGTAGAGCGCAAGCTGGCCGAAGGCAAATTTATCCACGGCGGCCGACCCCTCATGGCATGGAGTGTGGGCAACGCGCGCATCATTCCGGCAGGTAACGCAATCGCCATCACCAAGCAGGCCAGCGGGTTCGCTAAAATCGACCCGTTAATGGCCTTGCTTGATGCCGCGCAGCTTATGAGTTTGAATCCCGAGGCGGGCGGCTTGTTTGACGACTTTATCTCTAACCCATTGGGGCAAAAATGAATATCTTTTACAGCTTCTCCAACTGGGTAATGGGCGGGTTGCGCCGGGCGCTGGGCATTCAGTACACCGCCCCCATGAGCTACGCGGCAGACGCCGCCAGCACCGTGACGTTTGACAGTGCCATGCAACTGAGCGCAGTGTGGTCATGTGTCAAGTTGCTGGCCGAGACTATGGCTAGCCTGCCGGTCACGCTGTACCGGGGCACCGGGCCGACGCGCAAGGTAAACGACATTCACCCTTTGGCGATCCTGTTTGCCAACAAGGTCAACCGCTACCAGACCCGGATTGAGTTTTTCGAGACTGTCATTCTCAACCTTGTGATGCAAGGTAATGCCTACGTGCACATACAGCGCGTTGGTGGGCAGATCATCGGCCTGATGCCGCTCATGTCATCGCAAATTGAGGTCCGATTGCTTGCTGATGGCAGCCTTGTCTATGCCTACGCGAACGGCGAGAACGTGACAGTATTTGCCGCTGAGAGTATCTGGCACCTGAAACTCATGGGCTCGGGCACGGTCGGTCTATCCCCGCTGGCATATCAGCGCAACACCCTGGGCATCGCACAGGCCGCCGAGAGCGCCGTCACCAAGATTTACCGCAACGGTGCCAAACCGTCGGGCGTGCTGACAATGGACAAGATCCTGACGCCCGCACAGCGTGCCATGGTGCGGACAAATTTCGACACGCTGACCACATCGGACGACGACCGACTCATGGTGCTTGAGGGTGGCATGAAGTTCGATCAGGTTTCTATGTCGCCGCAGGATATTGAATTGTTGTCGAGTCGCAAATTCCAGATTGGCGAGATATGCCGGTGGTTTGGTGTGCCGTCGGTGATGGTCAACGACAACAACGGCACCAGTGTGTGGGGCTCGGGCATTGAGCAGATCGTGGAGGGCTTTTACAAGCTAACTTTGCGCCCCTTGCTGGAGAAAATCGAATTGTCGATGAAAGTCCATTTGCTGACCACATCGGAGGCGCAGCGCATGGAGTGGGGGTTTGACTTTGACGCATTGCTGCGGTCCACGCCAAAGGTGCGCTACGAGGGCTATCGGATGGCCATCAATGCTGGCGTAATGAAGCCCAATGAGGCGCGTGCGGCTGAGAATTTGCCACCCGAGGCGGGCGGCGACCAATTGCTGATTCAGGGCGCTATGATCCCAATAGCGATGGCAGGTAAAATGCAGGCACAAACCGGGGCTCCAAATGACAATACTAACCAAGACACTACCGTTTCAGGCGCTTGAGTTGAAGTTCGCCGACGGCGGCATGAAATTCAGCGGATATGCGTCGAAATTCGGACTTGTGGACTCCTACGGTGACACCATCGTGCCTGGCGCCTACAAGGACACACTGGTGGCCAGGGATCGCCCCATCCGCATGCGCTGGAACCATTACGGCCCGGTCATTGGCAAGTGGTTGAGTATTGCCGAGGATTCGGTCGGCCTGGCGGTCGAGGGCGAGTTGACTCCTGGCCACCGGGTCGCAATGGACGCCTATGCCAGCATGAAGCACGACGCTGTGGACGGCATGAGCATCGGATACATTCCCGAAAAGTCGGTCGTGAATCATGCCACCGGCACCCGCTTGCTGGAAAAGATCAAACTTATCGAAATCAGCGTTGTGGAAGAGCCAGCGGACCTTGGCGCCCGCATTGAAGCAGTCAAAACTGCGTCTACAATACGTGAAATTGAGACCATTCTGAGGGAGTCAGGTGGGTTTTCAAGGGGTGATGCCGTGATCCTCATGTCACGCATGAAATCCATGCTTCAAGGCGAGCTTGCGGCAGAAGCAAAGGCGCAGCGAGAAATCGCGGCAATTTTTGAGAAAACTTACTTTTAGGATCTTCCATCATGAAACACTCTCGTTTGGTTTTTGGGGTCGTTCTGGCCCTGTTCGCGGTTGCGGCCAATGCTTTTGGCTTCGACGTTACACACCTGGCCGCCGCCGGTCTTGCCGTTGGCATGGTCGGCGAGATGTCGGTCGACATGAAGGCGCTCATTGAAGCAGGCCTGCAGGCTCAAGGCGAACGCTTGCAAAAGGCAATCGAAAAATTTGAAGGGCAACTGGCTGAAAAGGGCAAGGTCGACACCGAGACCAAGGGTGAAGTGCGCGAACTGTCCGAGCAGTACAAGCAAATCGCCGCGACTTTGAGTGACCTGGCGCAAAAGCAAGTCTCGTTGGCAGCACTGCCGCCCGCGATCCTGTCTGCTGGTCAGGAATTTGTCGCATCGCAGGCTTACAAGGACTTTGCTGCCAGCGGTGGCTCCATGGGCTCTGGTCGCGTGCGCTTGGAAGTCAAAAACACCGTCACGGCAGTGAGCGGCACGACCACGTTCCCTGACCAAAAGCCTGGCATCATCCCCGGCAGTTTCATCCCGCTGACCGTGCGTGCCGCGCTCACGTCGATCCCTGTCTCCAGCAATCAGGTCAACACCCTGCGCGAACTGGCATGGACAAACTCTGCAGCGGAAGTCTCGCAAGGCGCTGCGAAAAACGAGTCGGACATTACGTTTGAGCCATACGACGTGTCGATCAAGACTGTCGCCCACTGGATCAAGATCAGCAACCAGTTGCTGGCCGACGCTCCCGCGGTCGTGGCCTACATCGACACCCGCTTGCGCGACGGTTTGGCCCAGCGTGTGGACAACCAGCTTATCAACGGTAACGGCACCAGCCCCAATATCTCGGGCCTGACCGACTCCGGCAATTACACCGCGTACACACCAACGTCTGACGACAATTTGATTGACGCGATCAACCGTCTAAAATGGACGATGTGGGCTGCCGGTGAAATGGCCGACGTTGTGATTGTCAACCCTGCTGATTGGGGCGCAATGGAGCGTACACGCGAAACCACCACCGGTGGTCAAGGCCAGTACCTCTACGGCATGCCCGGTTTTGCTGCCGGTATGAATCCGTTTGGCATGCGTATCGTGGTGACTCCATACCTGGCTGCAGGCAAGATCATCATGGGCAGCTTGAACCGCTCCGCGATGGTCTACAACCGCAGTGGTGCCGTGGTCGAAATGGGTTTTGTGAACGACGATTTCACGAAAAACTTGGTTACAATAAGAGCGGAAGAAAGATTGGCTTTGGCTTGTGAGCGCCCAGCGGGAATCCGTTACGGTAGCTTCACAACCACATAAGGGTAAACTCATATAGCGAAAGCCACCTTCGGGTGGCTTTTTTCATGGTAAAGTCACACCCATGAAAACCTGCACAAACTGTAAAGCCGAAAAGCCACTAAACGAATTTAGTGCCCGCAAATTAAGTAAGGATGGCCTGATGACGTGGTGCAAATCGTGCATGAAGGCGTACCACGCAGAAAAGCGGGCCGACCCCGTGGCCTTGGAAAAGAAACGAGCGGCGGGCCTTGCCCACTACTACGAAAACAAGGATGCAATTGCCGTTGCCAATGCTGAAAAGTATGTGGCCAACAAGGACACTTTTTGCGATAAGCCGCGTGCCGTTCTTTTGTTTTTTCCGCATACGCTAAAGCAAACCCGGAGAAGCGCCGGGCCGCCGTCGCTGCATACGCTAAAGCAAACCCGGAGAAGCGCCGGGCCGCCGTCGCTGCCTACCGCGAGCGAAATCCTGAAAAAGTAAAAGCGTATGCGGAAAAAACAAAAGAACGGCACGCGGCTTATCGCAAAAAGTGGGCAAACGAAAACCGCGACCATGTGAACAAAGTTGCCAACGACTACGCACGCGACCGTCGGGCAGTTGATCCACTCTACGCACTCATGTGCCGCATTCGCGCAGGTATTGGGTCGGCATTCCGCAACAACGGCCTCAAAAAGAATTGCCGCACCCTAGAAATACTGGGCTGCACCTGGCCGCAGTTTATCGCCCACATTGAATCCCAATTCTGGCCGGGCATGACTTGGGACAACCGCGACCGCTGGCATATTGACCACCGCGTGCCCATATCGACCGCCAAATGCGAAGATGACATAATCCGACTGAACCATCACACCAACCTACAGCCCTTGTGGGCGGTTGACAACATGGCCAAAAGCAACCGTTTGAACCACCCACTGGGGGCAATATGCAAATCGTAGTAACCACAAAAAAGCCGGTTGTCAGCCCGACCGGCAGGCGCTTGCCGCGCGACATTCCGCTTGACGTGGCGGACCAGTACGGGGCGTTTCTGGTCGCCGAGGGCCTGGCCCTACCGCTTGAGGTCAAAGAGGCTCAAGACCGCCCCACCGCGGGCGCTGGCGAGGTTACACAATCGTCTGTGCCGCCAGTGGCCCTAGTCTCTGTCAAGCAGACATTGCCCGCATCACCGACTGGCAAAAAGCGGGGTCGTCCCGCGCGGTCATAGTCGCAAACACGACGTTCCGGGCATTCCCCGACGCCGACGCATTATTTGCAATGGATCGGGGCTGGTGGGAGGCGCATGAGGCCGAGGTGTCGCGTGCGTTCCGTGGCCAGCGTTTCAGCACCAACAATCTGCCCGAGAAATTCCGGTCGACCTACCTGGCGCCACCGTTCGATGGTTACGGTAATTCGGGTGCCGGTTGCATCGCCCTGGCGCTTGCCGGTGACGCCGACCATGTGGTCATGGTGGGCTTTGACTGCCAGCACACAGGAGGGCAGGCGCATTGGCACGGAAACCACCCGCGCGGGCTCACAAACGCCGCGCAGATAGGGAAGTGGCCCGCACTGTTCAAACGCCTGCGTGACGCCCATCCTGATGCCATAATCTACAATGCAAGCAGGGTTACGGCCCTTGATGTTTTCCCCCGCATACCACTTGAGAAGGCTTTACACCATGTCAGCTTCTGAACTACTCAGCACCATGAGGCCTATCGTCACACCGGCGTCGGACATTCCCAATGGCATGCGACCTGAAATCATCGCAATTGGATCGAAGTCGATGATCGCTGTGACCATCACGCGAGAAACCAACGCGACACCCTACACGGCGGGCGACGTGATTAGCGCCGCTGCAGCCACGGTCGTACCCGCAATGGACTTTGCTACTGCGGGCCGCATTGCAGGCGGGTCAGGATACGTGGTCGGTGCCAAACTTATTGTCAACGTCAAATCGGTTACGCCACGGGTCCGCGTGCATTTGTTCAACGTCAACACCGCTACGGTGAGCGGCGATAACTTGCCATGGCGCGAACTGTACGCCGACTCAAGCAAGCGTGTCGGGTATTTCGACCTTCCGGCCATGACCACTGGCGCAGACACCACAAACAGCGACATGAGCAGGACCATCGCATTCGACTTCCGGTTGCCCTACGTGTGCGCCGCATCGAGCCAGCATTTGTACGCAGTGCTTGAAACACTCGACGCAGTGACCCTCACAAGTGGTTCCGCGTTGACCCTAACACTGACGCTTGAGCAGGACTAGCATGCGGCCAAATCTGCGCAACATGCTGCTAATGTTTGGCGGACTGACCGCCACTCAACGCGCCATCGCCCTCTTGCGCCGACTCGGCACCTCCGCCCACGTCTGGCTCCCCGGCGCAAATGGCGTCAGTGTCGCATCGCTGCCCAGCAATAACTACCTGCTCAGTGATGGCAGCACAGGCTACAGCACGGTGGATGG